CGCAAAAATGTCTTTTCCAGTGTCGATAAACTGGTGAGGGATTAATACTCCGTCAGCGTTTCCTATCATCGTTACAGATGTGCCGTTATGCTCACTGTTGGAAAAATCCACTTCGTAGGTTGACGGCAGTTCCACACCTTCGATTTGCAGATATAATCCGTAATCCTCTTTTACGATGGGAGCGGTGACGGTGTAACGCCCACCACCGACCACCCCTTTGATGATTTTGGTTGTGTCCATTTATAACTCTCCTGCGTCAAATGTCGCCTCACATGTTCCGTCTGCTTCGCTTCGGATGGTCTTAATAAGGCGTGCTTTCAGATACAGTTCGTTGCGTGCGTCCACGATCCTGCACTCGTCGCCGATGTGCATATTCTCGGGCACTTCCTCGATTTTTACCTCATAGCTGACTTCCGGCACGCTTATCTTTTTAAGCTGAGTTACTGACCGCGCGCACAGCTCACTCTGGCTCGATGTACTATAGCTGTACGGCCTCACGATGTGCCCGTCTCCGTCGCCCTGCTCAGTGGGCGATAAGTACCTTGACCACTTAGCAAGCGCGCTCCGTGATTTGAGGTACTGACCGTCCGCATAGATGTCTCCGTCGTCGTAGCTGTATCCGCTCAGGGTGATGTTGTCGCCAGTCGGAAGCAGAGCCGTCGCAAGGTTCTCGATGGATTTCTTGACGCGGATGCTTCCCGCAGCAATCCCGATCCTGAGCGTGATGCCAGTGTCCAGCCCTCGATGCTTAAAGAAATTAATGCACTTCTTCGTGACGGACATGCCGTCGATTTCAAATGTATAACTGATCTCCGCATCGAACTGCCGAGCAAGGCTCTGGAGCCGCTCCGTGACCGTGCTCTCGCCGTCCCATGACAATGTTCTGCTGAGGTCGGACACTTCATTGATTCCAATCTCAAAGCCCGAATCCGCCGCAAATACGGCGACATAGGCGGCGATGCTCATGGCACTCGATGCGGTATAAGCTCCGACAACCTCATTAAGCAGGTCAAGCCCGCCTCCCTCAGCGTAGACGCTGATCGTGCATGATGCCGTGTCGAGCTCTGTATCGATAATGGTGTAATATGCGGAATCCTGTCCGTCGTACATAAGGACATAGTTCCCGACCTCCGCGACATCCATCAGAGCCTTTGCGCTTCCGTCATATTTCAAATCGAAAGATATGGACGTGGATCCCGTAGAAAGCTCCTCCGTCCGCTTATCGTTATAGACTGCCAGTCCGTCGCGGAGACAAGTCGAGGCGAGCCCTAATATATTCATTTTTCGGTCAGCAAAATACAGAATCATAAGTATGCCTCCCGATATTTCATCGTATACTCCGCATCATCCACCCAGTCGGAAGCCTCACAGGTGATGGTGTTTGAGCCAGGCTCCAATGTGAAATCTTCGAAGTTATTGGTTATCACTCCCAGCCCGAGAGACCGCGCGCCGTTAAGGGTGATGTTGCCGCTCTTCGTGTCGATGGATACAAGGCCGTTCTGCGGGATCTTGTTGGCGACTTCCTGCCATGTGTTCGGGATGCCTCTAATCAGCACCGACTGCAAGGCGTTGTTCGCTTCAATACCATCCGCATCGGGCTGACGATAGAAAATGAACGAAGCATTAGCCGCATCGTAGGCGTGCCCGGCAAGTTCAGGATCAGTTATGGAGTACATGACACCGCCCAGATTGAAAGTAACCGTATCCAAAGATTTGGTTATTGTCTGGGTTCTCCAGTTACCCTTAAAGGGGTTGTCTGTCAGCGAATATGAACCGCCCTTTACAACATTGCCCTTGACGATCATTGACCATTGGACGCGTCCGCCCTTATTGCGATAAATGCTTACTCCGCAGATGTTGCCACCACCGTTGTTGTTGATGTAGAAGTCAAATCCTCCGCCTTGATTTCCGCTCGGTTCAAACCAGTTTGTGAAAGATAACTCAAAGTTCGGATATGGATCCTCGAAGTTATGGCCGTGTGCCGGTCCATAATAATATGTGTACGACGAAGGTGCTGAGGCGTCTGTGTATATATATCCATCCGCCGGTATTGCACCCCCAATGTCATAATAGCCATACAGGAGAATTGGAGTGTCACTGTTCCACCCGGACAGGCCGTCATACAGTCGTCCGAAGTGCGTATTTACAATCGTTACTGCAGTATCCGTCGGCACTTCTTCCTGATCCTGTTCGTCCGGATTGCCCACCCTGATCGTCAGGCCGTCCTTCGTGAACCCGTAAAATCCGCAGTCATGCTCTGCACTCTGCGCTGTCAGCTTAGGGTGCGCAGGGTACGTTCCGTTATATGTTGCCGTAATAGTTCCGTTTACTGCAGTGATGGTCGTCTCGGTTACGGAATATTTGAAGGGGTCGGCACACGAAATCTCAATAACGCCCTGCGCTACCGTGTGCCCGATATACTCCGCAGTTATCTTGCGGAACGTGCCTGCGAAGTAAATATTCGGCTCATCCGTGAAGATAATCTGCGATTCCTTAATCTTGTAAAGCTCCGCCTTGAGAGCCTTGAATTTAACCGCGAAGCCTTCCGGCGTGGAATCCTCGACCGCAAAGCGCACGCTTAGCACTCTGCTCTTAATCTTCCGCCGCAGGTAGCGTCCGCCGTCGCTTGTATCAATCTCTGCGTTGATAACATCAAGGTCGAGCTCTTCTCTGCCCTCTACCGTCAGCGTGCGATACCCCGAAACAAGCGTCTCGAGGTACTGCCCGTTGACCTGCATTTTTATAATCGGCATTACCATGCGACACCCGCCTTTCTGCTGTCGATGCGGTCAAGCCGCCTCAGCTCTGCCCGTGTGAATGTTGCTGTAGACCGTGCCACTTCTCTGCCGTCAATCTCGACGGGGACAATAATCGTATATGTTCCGCCTGCTCCGCCCATCTCTTCCGCTATCGCCCGTGCAAAAGGTCTCATGCGGTCACTGGATAACGGGATGACTGCCTCGGGTCCTGCCTCGCCGACGCCGATGATTGACGCACCGTCAAAGATTCCGCCCTTAGCGTTCCAACTAATATCAAAGCTCGGCGGGTAGCCTCTCCCCATCAGGCCATATGGAGCCTCGCCGCCGTCAACGCTGATACGCGGCAAGCTGATGTTGTCGAGGATTCGCCCAATGTTGATAGGGAAAAATCCCTTTATCTTCTCGATAACGCCGTTGATCGTATTTTTGGCGTTCTGAATGGGTTCTTCCATCGCTTTGCGTATAGCGTCCATAGCTTTCTGTACGAGCCCGAGAGCCGCGCCGCCCATTCCAGTGGCAAGTCCGCTTATAGCCTGGAAGCCCAAATCTGCAATAGTCGGAAGCAGATTAACGATATTCTGCACGATTGCCGCGCCTATATCACCGATTGCCGCCAATACAGTGGGGGCCGCGTTCCAGATAGCACTCAAGATAACAGGGATGTTTTCAATGAGTGTCGCGCCCATATTCTGCATGAATGTCGCGATATGCGCGCCGATAACGGGCAGATTCTCGATGAGGTAGCCGCCAATCGCATTGATTATCGCCACAGCCTTCTCCGCAAATGTCGGAAGATATGCCACGATGCCCTCTGACATACGCGTGATAAATTCACCGCCCATATTAATGAGCTGTGGAGCCGCCTCTGCGACTTTAGCGTAAAAACCTCCGATAAGGTTCTGCGCAGTCTCCCAAAATCTGGGCGCATATTGAATAACCGCATCTCTCACTTTGTTACCGAGGTCAGTAATAACCGTGAGTGTTCTCTGCGCAAGTGCGGGAGCATTGCTGATAATGCCGTCGCGGAGATTATTAATAAATTCGCGCCCCGTTGCAATTACTTCGGGGATCTTCGTTCTGATGCCGTCGATTAACCCCGAGATTAATATCGGCGCATTGGTTACGATAGCGTCCCTGCCTGCTTCAAATGCCACGCGCAGAGCCTCCGGAAGCGCCTTCACAAGCGTCCCGAGCATGGGAACGAGATTCCCGAATATAAACGTCCCAGTCGATTTTATTAACGTACTCATCGCGCCGCTGACGTCTCCACCAGTCGTAAGGGCTCCGAGGAAGTTCTTGGCCGCCGCTTTCATTGCTCCGAACGAACCGCTGAACGTTTCCGCCGCTTCCGCAGCAGCTACGCCAGTCAGACCAAGGTTGTCTTGTATCGCATGAATGGCGCTGTAAACATCGCCGAGGTTATTCATGTCGTACTTGACGCCAGTCAGTTTCGTAGCATCGGAGAGAAGGCGTTCCATTTCGGACTTAGTCCCCCCGTATCCGAGCTTTAAGTTATCGAGCATTGTATAGTTGCCCTTGGCAAACCCCTGATAAGCGTTTTGTATATTCTCAAGCGGCGTGCCCATCTTTGCGGCGTTATCCGCCATGTCTAAGATTGCGGTGTTCGCCGCCTCGACTGCTTTTGTGGTATCGCCCTTAAAAGCCGCCTTTAAGGACGCGCCAAAACTTACCGCCTGCTCAGCATAGTCATTCGCGGAAATGCCCGCCTGAGCCGCCTGAATTGAATAATCCTTAGCCGCCTGCGCCGCATCTCCGTACAGCGTATCCAATCCGCCGTAAGACTGCTGCAGTTTGCCGCCTTCATCGAGCGCCGCTTTCAGTCCGCCTATGACTGCAGTACCAATACCAGCGCTGACAATCATCTTTTTAAAGTTTGCCGCAAAGGTAGACCCGGCGGAAGATCCGGCAGAACCCGCACCGGGCGCGACCGTTGATTTTATTTTTTCAGATATCCCCTTAGCTTTGGGAATGATCTGCACGTATGCTTTCCCTAAGTCTGCCATTTAATTTCCCGTCAATTCTTTCCATCTTGTTTTGAAATCCTCGGGGGAATCAAATACAAGATATTCGCGTTCTTTTTCTGCATCCTTGTCGCTGTAGAAATCCGTGTACAGTTTAGGAGCGTTCACGCCATTTGCACCGTCTTCTGTCATTCGCCATATCCATGTCCGCAGATTGTCCGCTATGACCGCAAGTAAATAGGTCTTATCATCGACCCGTGCGCCAGACATTGCGAGTTTTACTCTTGAATCATTCCTCAGACCGACGGCGAGGGTAGCGAGTAATCTCACAGGAACCCTCTTAATATCAAAAACCCCGTAGACCTCAGCCATATCACAGGTGAGTTCTTCGGGGTATTTAGATATCATGTCGGCGAGGATCAGGAGTTTTTTCCTGCAGGGCTCGGGAACGCGGCTTCTACATCTGCCAGTGCGTTCATCATGTCAGACAGCTTAACGGTACCGTTTGCACCTCTGAGATGCTCGATCAGTGCCTTTTTCTGTTCGGAGCCGAGCATGTGCTCAGCCAACTCATCAATATGGCGAATGTCTTCGTTTGCTTTTCCGAAAAGAACTACGAGCTCATAATCGTCAAGCAGTTCTTCTCTCAGTTCAAACTCGAATCCTGTTTTTGTCGTCCCCTTGATTTTGCTCATGCAGATGCGCCTCCGATATATTTGTGGAAGTAGTCGCCGGCGCTGTCCTTGATCGCGGTCACGGTAACATCATAACCGACCGCCTCGTTGGACTTATATGTCACCTCGCCGATCTCGGAGATCTGAGCGCGAGGGATGACGATGCGGAAGGGGGTATTGTTCCGCATAATCTGGTCGATGACGATAACGTGCTCGCCCGCTTCGTCACCGTTGACTGCGATATGCATACCTGCCGCGATCGTACCGGTAACGTTGCTGTCGCCGTTAACGAACTTCTGCACGTCAGCGTTGAGGTATTCGATCAGTTTGAACTTGAGCGTTGCTGTCTTCTCGTCCTGCGTTACAAGGACAATGCCGCCGCCCCATTCTTTGATATTGGTTGTAGAAATGGATACACTCTCTGTAACTCCGTCCTCAGAGACAAAGCCGAGATCCTTGTATGCATTATCCAAAGTGGCGACTGCACTCGTCGGGGCAGTAGTGCCAACCGGAGCCATAAAGACCGCGCCGCCTGTTTTTGGTTTGCCGGTGGTAACATTGGAAGCTGTTCCAGCCATGTTGTTATCCTCCTGTTAATAGAAAATGTTGTATAAGCACTGATAGCGATAACGCTTCGTGCTGGTATCTGTAAAATTCGTGTCTGCAGTCATCTGGCACTGACTGACGGAGCTTACGCGGTCCGCCATGACATCCATAACGCCGTGAAGCTCCTCATTCAGCGCCGCCGCATTGTAAAGGCTGTTGAGGCTGTAGGACTGCAGCAATATCGTTGCGTTTCGGATATAGTCGGTTATATCGCCGCCGACTTTTTCGACAACTACGAACTCGCTGGGAATGTCCGTCTCGGGCACTTCCATAAATACGGGGACGTTCATGTTATTTGTCAGATAATCGAATACTGTTTTTTCAATCATTACTTGCCCCCTTTCTTCGTCATGCTCAACCCGGACGCGCCCAGGGCCTTCACTAAGGTATTGTTTTTGTAATTATCCTCAGCCGCTTTTTTACTGTCAGGGTATACGTTCGCAATAGCAACAAACGACGCCTGATGCGCTCGCACGTCGTAATCGTCGCCCGCTATCCCCGCGACTGTTCGCCCTGCTTCTTCGAGGGCCGCCATCATCTCCGCCGACTTCATCAGCTCGTTGAGCCCGGCGAGGTTTAATTCAAACTCAACCTTGCTACTCATAACGCTCGACCTTTACTTTTTTGTTCCACGCGAGCGGGATAAGCTCCTCAATTCCCTGCGTCGGAAATCCGATCGTACGGAACCTCTGCCCGAAAAATTCCACAGTGGAATCTTCCCATGTGTGCAGGTCGCCTTTGGGGATGCCGAGCGTATACGCCACGCGCTTGCCGTACAAATTGAGCGCGTCGACTATGTCCTCACTGGAAGGCTCTCCGATCAGGACGTTCTCGACTACTAGGGGAGCCTCTGTATATATCGGCTTTCCGAATGGGTCCGTGCCCGCCTCCGTTTTTTCATAGAGTATGATGCTAATGCCGTGCATTACATCACCTCCTCCACAGGCGAATAGGACCCGATTCTGTTCGCAAGCCCGAGAATCTTCTTTTCGGACTTGGACAGATAAAGCTCACCGCTTGCGCCGTTTCCAATCGTCCATGACTGGGAATAGCCGAGCCCTGACGCGCTCCCCTGTGTGGCTCCCATAGGAATGCCAACATTTGCGGAGCTTCCGAGCGCACGGATAACCATGCTGCAGGATACGGTCTTTTTCTGTGCGTCGGTCGCTTTTGTGTTCATGGCGTCAATCAGTGCTGCCGCGTCATCGAGCAGAGCAACACACACCCGTTCCTGTTCGTCAGTAAGCGTATTCGTCATCCTTGCCTGTACATCTGTGACTGTCGCGTAAGCCATAACAATCACCTCATTTCTTTGCTGTCTTTTTCGGGGCCTTTGTGGATTTGGCAGCAGGGGCAAGCTTGTGCCCCCGCGCCTTATATTCATCCACTCTGGACTCATGCACCCACATGACAACGCCAGAATGGCGGTCAATCATCTTGATCATGCGTGCGCCTTGGTCAGCTTAGCGAAGTAAGCAGTCTCAGCGACGAATCCGACCTCGATCTCAACGAGAACAGCAAACATATTCTGCTGGAACAGGTTGATAGTTCCGCCAGAAACTGCAAGCGTAGCATCGGAAGAATAACGGATCTGGATGCCCTCGACCGTACCGTACATTGCATGATTCCAGTCACCTGCGATACCAACGACATCGGGAGTAGCGCCGGAACCAGATGTGCCGGCTTTATAAGCAGCCTTGGAGATCTGAACAGGTGCGCCGAGAACGCGAGTAATTCCGTTTTCTGTGACAGTGTTGAACAGCGGTCTGTTCTCGCCATCGACAGCGCCGAGAAGTGCGCTCTTGCCCTGCGGTGCAAGTGCGATGCCATTCATAACGCCGCCCTGCGCGGAAATAGCGCCGTCAGCGGCAACGAGGCCCGCGTATGTGGTTGCGCCGGTTGCGCCGAGATCGTAGCCGGTTACTGCGGACAGGTTGTCGAAGTTTGCGAGTGTTCCGGAAGACGGACCAAAGAAAACGGTCTGATCAAACTTCTCAGCCAGAACAGCGGGAAGTCTTGCAATCAGCGCATTGTACAGCGCAGCCGCGTCTCTGCGGAACTCGTTGGAGAAAGGAACGATCACGGCGAGTTTGTGTGCCTGCATGATCTTTTTGTCCAGGGTGGGAGTGCTGACGGGCTTTGCGCCAGTCTCAGTTACCCATGCCGCTTCCGGATCAGAAGCAATTACCGGAATCTGCACGCCATTGCCGGGCAGCGGGATCTGTCGCGCCAGTCTCATGACAATAGATGCTTCCTGCGTTTTCTGCATGATCTCTGCGGAGACCGCGTTGGGGAGCTGAATGTTAGAACGATTAATAGGTGTTCCTGTTCCTGTGATAGCCATTGTTTTTACCTCTCTTAGTTGGAAACTTGGTTGAACCAATCGACAAATGCGTCTTTTGGTGTTGCTTTCTGTGTGGCGCTCACTTCGCCGCCGTCACGGATCACGGGATAAGCAGAGGGCTTCGCAAATTCCACAATGCCGTTTGCCTGCGCTGTGCAAGCCTCTTCCGTTTCTCCGGTCAAAAGCGATGCGGGAACGCCTGTTGCTTTGGAAACCTTGTCGCGCATGTCTCGAATCGCGTTTGATGCCTTCAGGGCGTTCAATTCTGTCTCAAGGTCGGAAGCCTTTGTCGTGAGTGCTTCCATGTCTTTCGTGCTGGCCTGCAGTTGCTCGATCGTAGCGGTTGCAGTGGCAAGCTGTGTCTGCAGGTCCGCGAGTCCTGCTTTTGCGGAATTGATGTCCGCCCCGTTAATGTCCATCAGCGCATTAATCTGCTCTGTGGTCGCATCTGGGAATAATCCCGTAATGTCTGTGCGTTTCATAAAGTCTCCTTCTCCGTTACGCTTTTTACGAGGTTGCTTCTCAACGGGTGAATGTTTTACGTCCTTTCAGGACAAATAAAAAAGCACACCCGAAAGTGTGCTCAGTTACCGATATTCAATTCTTCTGCAGACGATGATTCTCTCGCCCGCATCTTAG